TTATAAACACTCCTTCGTTTCCAAAAAATCGCATTGTGACTTTTTTGTGTCCGACTCACTAAAAATCGCATCAATTTTTTTTGCGTGTTCAGATAAGTGGTTCGGGGCCAGGTGTGCATAACGGCGAACCATATCGATACTCTCCCATCCGCCCATTTCCTGCAAAACTGAAAGCGGTACGCCTGACTGAATTAACCAACTTGCCCAGGTGTGTCTCAGGTCATGAAAACGAAAGTCTTCGATGCCTGCCCGTTTCAGTGCATTTCTCCAGGCTGTATTATCATCAACCCGCATTTTTCTTACTGCCGGCAGTAACGTTCCGTCGCGTCGTCTTGCTGGCTGGCTGTGAACAAAAACGTATCGGGTGTGATTGCCTATTTGTTCCCGTAGCACCCGGCAGGCTGTGTCATTCAGCGCTACGCCTATAGCGCGGTTTGACTTGCTGTCCTCTGGGTTTATCCATGCAACACGGCGTTGCATGTCTATCTGCTGCCATTCCAGATTGATAATATTCGACCGCCTCAGGCCGGTTGCCAGTGCAAACCTGACAACCGATTTTAACGGCTCCGGACATTCACCAATCAGTCGCTGTGCTTCATGAACTTCCAGCCACCTGATCCGCTTGTTCTTTGGCTGCCCGACTTTAATTACCGGGGCCTTGTCTATCCATTTCCATTCCCGTTCTGCTGCACGCAGTATCGACTTAATCAGGGCAAGCAGTCGGGATTTTGTTGAAGGCGATATCGCCCGTGCACCTTCAACATCGCCTTTATTTTTCTTTATCCGATTCTGCCTGATACGCTCGAAGCTGCGGTTATGGGCCGTCCTGATGGCCGCATAGATTTTCTCTTCTGTAATATCCTTTAACCGCATTCCCCGGAAATGTTCAAGCCAGAACCTCATGCGGCTTTTATCCGTCTCCAAAGACTTTTTGTCGGATTTTTCTTCGAGCCAGCGTAAACAGGCTTCGCTGAATGTGTAATCCGGCTTTTCATCCAGCCGGGTTATGCGCCACAGTTCGGCTTTCCTTTTATCGTGGAGTTCTTGCGCCTGGCGTTTGTCGGATGTGCCAAGGCTTTCTCTAATTCTCGTTCCGTCCGGGCAATAGAAAGACGCATGCCAGGTATTACCTCTGCGGGTGATAGACATGTTGATTCCTCCTTATAAGTGGTCTTTCCTCCCGCATTCACAGAGACAGTATGCAGCGGCGAACTTATTGCCGCAATGCAGGCTTCCCGGGTAGTGAGGTACGGTGATTTTATTTTTGTTGGATCTTTACGCGTTGCCTGTAGCCGCCCGGACTTTATCCAGGCGGTTGCTGTTGGTCTTGAGATTCCAATAAATGCACAGGCTTCATCGAGTGTCAGACTGTATTGCTCCATACTCACTCCATCGGCTTTACACTGGACAGAATCAAACGGCGTTTTGTCAGTGGAGCACCACAACGGCGGCCAGTGAATTTGTCATAGGTTTCATTTTTGCCGGCGCACCAGGTAGTCGCTGTTTCACGTAACTGGACCTTCTTTTCTCCATCTTTTGTGATGATGGTGCTGGTATGCGTTTTAGGTTGACTCATGCTGCACCCACCTTACTTTTACGCTCGGCAATTTCCTTGCAATCAGCACACATCGTGCAGCCCGGAACGGCAATGCGCCGGGCTTCGGGAATCAACTCACCACATTCCACACAATGCGTAGCTGATACGGCGTTACGGTTAATACGGGCGTTGGCTATTGCCATGGTGATAGTGAACTCAGCGCGTGCGTTTGCTTCGTCGATAATTTCTGCCATGTTCATTCCCGGGAGGTTTCCCTCCCGGCTCCGTATCAGTCAGCGATGTATTCCGGGCGCATATCGGCCAGGGTGATAGTGAACTGATCAAACAGTTCATCGTTGAGGTGGCGCTTAGAACTGGAAAGCAAGTTTTCAGCTTTGCCAAAAGCATCACTGGCACCGGGTTCGCCCGGGTTAGGTAGCGAATTAATGGAAGCTTCGAGCTTGTTGCGTGCATCGACCAGGTAATAACGCTTCACTGCCTTGTTTTTCAGCTCGGTAAACAGGGCGGAGCCCAGCACTGATTTTTGAGATTCAATATCAGCCCGGACAGCCTTCGCCTGGTCCACACTGCCGGCATTTTCAATCCGGTCACGAAATTCATCAGCGATTGAATCAATGTTGCCGGTGGACTCTTTTGCGCTGTGAGTGATTTCTGCGCCGCCAGTGATCTCAGCAACTGACATGCGCTGTACTGGTGCGGGGTTAATTTCCTTCTCTTCGCGATAAGAGAGGTCATCTGCATCCTGAAACCCCATTACGGCTGCCGGGCAGTATGCTTTTGACCAGTCTTTTGTTGCCAGATAAAGAATCTGTTGCTTCGGTTTTGTAACCCACAACGGGGAGTTTCTTATGGCGACACTCGCGAGATATAACGGCTCACCCCAGGTGATTTCTGTTTCGCCGCGAATGATTGCGCCCGCGCGGATATATAAACCGTCCTCATCTTCATCAGACCAGTCACGAACTCTTTCCGTTTTTTCATACGACCCTTTGCTACCTGTCTTTGTAACGGTCACATCCTTGCTGCGGATGCACTTTGACCAATCGCCACCGTACTCATAATGAAAACGCCCACGAATAGCCCCGGAACTGGAGAGAATCGCACTAATAAGTTGAGCCTCGTAGCCAAGCTTTCCGCCAACGAAGAAGGTTTTTTGTGCAACAGCATATGGATTCATTCCCCATTGCATTGCCTGCATTACGATAGCCATGCAATCAGCCGGCTTTCCTACCAAATGGTCAGGGACCGCAATGGTTGCATCTGCCATTAGGTTGGCAAACGCTGTTAGTTGCCCAAGCGCCTGAACATTGAAAACAGAGTTCGTGGCAGAAACTGTGTTGGGAGCTTGCTGTTCAGCCATTACGATATTTGTGTTTTCCATGAGTTTTCCCCTTATGCAAGGCGCAGCGCTTCAAGGCGGCGCAGGTCAAAATCGTTCAGTTCGTCGGTGTAGTCTTCAGTGACAGGTGCCGGCCATTCCCCGGAATCGAAGCCGTGGGCAATGTCGCGCATGGTTTTGCGGTACTCCAGCATGCCCAGCTCTAACAATTCGGCAGAAGCCTCAATGATGGCAATCCAGTGGTAGCCCTCGTCCTTGTTGATGAAAATCCAGAAAAACTGGTCGAGACCGGCTGTTTCGCAATACATCGCTGCACTCAGGTGGTAATCGCGTTCAATGATTTCCCGGTGGAGTTTGGCGCGAATGGCTTCACGCTTGATATTCCACATGCTGATAGTTTTCAGGTCGGCACCAATACGGACGCTGTTCATATCAATTTCGAGGTCTGGTCTTACGCGAATTTCCAGTCCGGTTTCTTCATCAATACCGAAGTAGCTGACTTCAACAGCGCGGTCTGGGTGTCGCAGCAACTTGCCAGCAGTTGGGTGGCTGAACAGTGCCTGTTGCATCTGCAGGGCGGTTGCGTACTGCTGGCGGGTCACCAGAATTTTCCCTTCGGGATTATCGCGCCAGGCATCCAGCAGTTCGTCGGCAAACACCGCGTCGGGGTTAACCGATTTTACGGCGGCAATCATGTCTGCTTTGGTACCGGACACTTTCAGTGGTGCGGGTTTCTGCGCTTCCTGAGCGACCAAGTCGGGATTGATAATTGCCAGTTGCTCAAGCAGGGCATCACGGCTGCCACTGGTTTTTACCTGAGCGGGCAGAGTGCTGTTGTATTCTTTGATGCAGGCTTTCATTGCTGCGGCAGTCTGTTTCTGGCCTTCTTCAATGCGTTGGAAATCGACTGGCAGAGACATATAGCTTTGCCCGGTTTCTTCAACAGAGCCGCCAAGAGATATCTGGGCGGGCAGGGTGGCGTTGTACTCTTCCAGTAGCGCCTTGATGTCGTCCGCACTCAGTTGCGCTGGCAGGCTGGCATTGTGTTCATCGATAAAGGCACGGATAGTCGCAGTGGTGGTAAATGCACCTTCCGGGATTTCCGGCTCAATGCTGAACTCAGCCTGCAGGTTTTCAGGCTGCAACACCAACCCATGCACCAGGTTGCCCATATCCAGAACTTTGGATCGCTCTTTCTGAATGGTTTTTGATACGTGGCGGGCATCGAAGTACATCAGTGATACCCGGGCATCTTTTACCTGAGTGCTGCTGATACCGTTTGCTGCGTGGTAAACCTCATTAGGTAAACCTTCGTAACGGCCAGGCTCGAAGTAAGCCGGAAATTCAGGTTTAGCCTCTTCCTTGGTAGTTTCCGGCGTTTCATGGTGAGCAACCTGCTTTTCGACAGCCATTACAGCAGCCAGGCCTTTCGTTGCTTCGGTGAATGCGGCGGTACCCGAGTAGTGAGCAGTATCCGTGGCCTAAGCCTGTTCTGTACCACATTTGTCTTGAACTGCGGCGTTGCAGCACTGAGGGGCAACTTAGTCACAAAGAGCTAGAACAAGAAGCCGCCCGCATTCTGGCTATGTGGGAGAGGCGTGTGATGGATGGGAAGCTCGTTCCACCGGTTCGACGGACAATTGCCGCTCCAGTTGCACCGAAAGGGCCAACGCCAGCGGAGTTGCTTAAGGCTAAGTACGAGCGAATGAAAGCCAGTGGGAGGGTGTGACTATGATCCCGCTTACATGTGGGAGGTGACGAATACATGGCTTCGAATGCTGATGCTGCCCAAGCCTTTGCTGAGTGGGTTAAACAATACCAGGTTTCCATAATTGAATCAGATATATTGGTATAGAACCCATGAAGTCCGCTCTGAGCGAATAACGGACATTGCTAACAGCATTCTGTGTGAATCAAGGGGGAGCAAGTCACTGGCCATGAACACCTCATCATTGACATGAAGCAACATTTTCAATGCTTGGTATGTACAACATTTTCATGTCATCCTCATTGATGTAGAATCGCCTATGATTTTTGCTTAGGTGAAATATATGGAAATTTACAGATTGAATTTTAATAAAATAAACCATCTAAAGATTTTCAAGTGCAACTTGAACTGTTATTGGAGTGTGTTCTGAATTCTACTGCAACATATGGGTGTTGAGTGAAATAAAAAATTATTGATTAACAAGGAACATATATGATTTTTGATGATATTGATGGTTATTACGATTATCGGGAGTTGCACTCCATTGCTGATGAAAAAAAAGTGCTGAATAAAGTCAATGCTTTTCGTCAGGAATTCACCGCTCTTGCTAGAGAATGGTCTCCTGAACGTAATTCTCAGTGGGTTTGCCGTATCTATTTTTGTACTAAAATGATTCTAAATGCAACTGTCGTTCTAAAACAGGCGGAATTTGCCGAAGAAAAAAATTTGAGGGCAGCCATTCCTTATTTTCACTATTATGCCATGCTCTCAATCTTACGTTGTGTGGTCCTAACTTTGCCGACTGAAGACTGGGATAACGAGGATATCCTGAGTATCTCTCATAAAAAAGCAAGAGACAAAACCAGAGAATGGTTGGCTCGATATGACAGAACACTGGCCACACGATTTGATGATTTCTTCCTGACCCTTAAATCAAACAGAGAATTACTCTCATATAAGGCGCCTGCCAGTGCGGACCGAAACATTAGCAACCAGGATGAGGTAATATATTTCTGTACTTTACTAGCAGAAGTCGCGCAATTTAACACGGCTATATTGCATAACGCTGTTGTCAGACACGCATCAGAGGATGATTTCGTTGTGTTCGATCATGACATGGCACGCATTTATAACGTCGAGATTGAAGGGAAAAGTTTCTATGATACCGAGGACAGATATCGTCTGGATTATCTGAGAAGAAAAGGCAATACTCCTCACAGCATTTACATGACCATGACTGAGGGACAGACTGAAGATTTCATTGGTGCCTGGGATGCTGATGAAGATGATGTTGATAACGAAGAAAACCGTTTTTACTCCGGCTCACCCTCATCATGGCAGGACATATTCGATATTCCCTGAATGATAAAAGTAATAGCCACTCAATAAAACACCATACCTTTTTAATTTTAATGGTGTAATCGATAACCCCCTTGATGTGACTGGCTCCCCGTTAATCAACACTAAGTGCTGTTCGCTACTTCAGTTTTGGCACAAAGTGGACGGGGAGTTGGTGCGTAGGGACTGCTATGAGCGAGAAGCTGGCCTTACACTGTAATCAGCATTGGCTAGGATGCAGAGTCGCTAAACAAATAGATGTCTATCAGAGTAGTGGCTTTTAGTGGAAATCTATAGTTGCTATAGCTCAGATAATTAAGTGGCGTCTCTGTCCGCAACTTTAGTCAGAATTTATTGCACAGAGGGAACCAATAAGTGCATGTGAATCACTGTCACGAAACAGTAAATATTCGTCATGGGTCTTCATATCACTATTTAGATATCTCAGAGTTGATATCCACCACTGAGATCATTTTCCAAATTTATTAAATTGTTCAGCAATGAAATCAATGTACTCACTACCTTGACCGTTATGCCTGAATTTTTGCTGCCCTTCAAAATCTATATCAGGTGAAAAATGAATTATTTGGTTATCTTCATACAGTTTTAAAGGAGAATAAAATGACAATGATTTATCATTCAATAATTGACGCACTCCTGATATAGCACTACCAATCAAAACATCACACAATTGAACTGCTGGGCTTAGTTTTGAATCAACTTGGTGTACATACTCAAGCTTCAATGGGAATTTAATACTGGCGATTTCAGACATCTTAAACTCGGCTGGCGTCTGACATTTGATAAGCATAGAAAGATATTCATTGTATTGTAAAAGATTTTTAGAACGATCATGCTCAATACTATATGGTCCCTCTGACATTAATTCAGTACGTGATATTAGTGCTTGAAGAATAACAAATGCTGCATCAGTAGAAATTTTTGGATTAGTTATTGCCGCAATACAATCTGGATGCTCCAAAGCTAGTGGCCCCAGTACTTCCGGTAATAGGTGCCAATTCACGGCCCTAACGTTCTCAATAAGGCTATTTACTGCCGCGTGCGTTTTCTCATGCATCGCATTTTGAAAAGATATTAGGATATTATCAAAATCTCTACCAAAGTGGCTTTGGCAGACATAGTAAGCCATTGATGCCATAGAAACGTTTCCACCATTCTCGTATAGATTTATCCCATGGTCATAGTAAAAAGGCTCTACAGCATACTCAATAAACATTTGAATTAGAATCAAACGTTTATCGGCAACACAAGTAACACATGGAAAATTGGCAAGTAGTTCCTGTTGCAAAGTAAAAATTGGCTTTTGATAACTATCTCGCTTTTTGAGAGAGCTAAATTTTAATTCAGGGGCTTTGTGTTTAGGAAAATGTTGTCTGATAAGGTGGCGAGCATCGTCATGACTAATCTTTACAGCGCTGGCCCCTTGCCAAGGTTGTGACTTTTGAAGAAGATCGCGCCCAGTGTAACCAGACTCATCAATTGAAAATATACTCATTTATTCTGTGTCCATAGCTGTTGTTTCACCCAAAATACCTTTTTGGATAGTATTGCGCTATAGCCCTTCACCCTATTAATTGAGATCCATCGATGCAAGCAACGTCCGCTCCTGGCACAGAGCTGACTGTCAGATTAGCTTTAGATCTGTGCCATAGCTGTGCTGAACTAATACAAATACTGGCTATTTCTGTCGATACCCCAGAAATAGCCAGTATGACTTAGAGTAATGACTCCAGTTTTTGTCTTGCTTGGCTTGTTAGCCGCTTAATGCCCAATGAACGGGTGATATCTGCAATTTTGTTCTCGCCTTTTGTGCTCAGTACCAATGCGCGTAACTCTTCTGCAGGGATAGCATCAATCTGGCGAATATCATTCTCTGTCGCAGGTAAACGGAACGTATTCCAGTCAGCCTGTTGAGTTGTGGACTGCCAGACAAAATTTTCACCAAAATGGTCTGTCGCAACATGATAATGCTGATCAACCAATTCCATCACCCTTTCACGAATGAGCCTGCCAGTACGATTGAAACCGTGAATACGTGCAATGCGCTGCACCAACGTTGTTTCAAGCAGTGGGGATTCAACTTTAACAACTGAGTCGATGAGTCCTAGCAGTGTTTCGTCATACTCGCCAATGTAGAAGCGTTCTGCATCAACTCTGCTGCTCCATTCCTGCAGGTCATTAACGATGTATTTACCCCCCTGATCGGGCAAAGTAATACCCGAGGTCATTGATGAGGCATATTTTAGGTCTGTCACAGCGCTCTCTGCGCTACTGACGTCTTCAGACTTTTTACCGGGTTGCTTTATCACTTCGACAGATGCAGAGATCTCTTCATCGTTGGCTCCTTGCTCAATGGTGGTAGTTACGGAGAGGTTATCCGATCCCGCAGTAGCGGTTGTTTCACCGCTAATATCATCAGACTCATCTGCCTCTGCCTCTGCCATATGCATTGCATCCGTGGACCTTGATTCTTCAAGCAGGTCGCGAATGGCCGAATCGAGTCGCTCAAGTGCACCTTCTTTATCAACCCACCATTCTGTTGACCAGAGGCGTAATAATTTCCAGCCTAGACCTTGTAGGATGGCACTGCGAACTTTATCACGGTCACGAGCTGTTGCTGCACTATGGTATGTGGCGCCATCGCATTCGACGCCGACTAGGTAATCACCAGGTTTATCCGGATGAACAATCCCGAGGTCGATACGGAAACGGGAGACTCCTATTTGTGGGACGACATGCCATCCTTTTCTTCTCAGACCAGAAGCAACTGCCTCTTCAAATGGTGAGTCATAGCCGCCAACCGAACCACGAACAGCCTGTGCCAAGGCTACCGGGCCCCGTTGAGCAAATTCAATGAAATGTTTAAGGTCGGCGACAGCACGTGCGCTCGTTCGATTGAGGTCGATCATTGAAGAGTCGAATGAGGTGAATACCATCATCTCCTGACGTGCACGCGTGACAGCAACATTCAGGCGACGCCAGCCCCCTTCGCGATTGAGTGGACCGAAACTCATGGCCATAGTATTGGCACCCGGCTCCGTAGGGCCGAACCCAATACCTAGCATAATCAGATCACGCTCATCGCCCTGTACTGTCTCGAGGTTTTTAACCACAACGGGTTCATCAAGCTCTTGCTGAAAGAAGGGCTCAATTGCGGGATGTTGCTGCCGGGCTCTGTCCAGCAAGTCATTGATCAATTTTTGTTGCTCGGTATTCAGGGTAATAATGCCAATTGATTGACCTGAAGCGACAAATTTTTTATCCGTGAGACGTTTTACGGTCTCTGCGACGATAGCTTCGGCTTCTGCCTGATTGTGACGGCCTTTACCTTTCGAATAAACGCCGGCAACTTTACGCCACTGAATAGCGCTCTGCCGCGTTTCCGACGCAGGAAAGGTGATCAAGTTCCCGTCATAATATCGGTGGTTAGAGAAGCTGATCAGACTTTCATGGCGACTACGGTAGTGCCAGCTCAGGCTATGGTTGTATAAACCGGCGGCAAGACATTCATCCAAAATGCTTTCCATATCTTCCTCCGTATCATCGTCGACATCACTTGCACCACGATTGAAGAAACTGGTTGGAGGCATTTGGCGTGGGTCACCTGCCACGACAACTTGTTTACCGCGAGCCATTGCTCCAATGGCGTCCCAGGGTGATATCTGTGATGCTTCATCAAAGATCACCAAATCAAACAAAGCCTGGTTGGAGGGCAGAAATTGCGCTATGGAAAGAGGACTCATAAGCATGCAGGGTGCCAGTTTCGACATTGCATCGCCCATCTCTGCGGCCATTTGGCGTACTGGCTTATGACGTCGAGATTTCTGAAGTTCATGCTTCAGTAAGGCAAAACCACCTTGTTTAACTATTTCGTTTTTTGCGGGGATTAAGCCACACAGGCGGGCTCGAATGTAACGAACCGTTAACTTTGCCAGTCGATCAGTATGCTGGCGATATGCCTCAATGTCACTCATATGTTCTGCCGGAACAAAATTATGTAGTAGCGGTTCTGAATCAATGACCCATGAGGCGAACCAGCGACAATATGCAGTTTCGAAAATCTCGGTGGCACTCGTTTCTGAGGTATCAAGATGAGCAAGCGTATCCAGTATGGGCATCAGCCCTTGAGCGATGGCCTCCTCTCGCACACGACTCCAGTCACTCCACGCTTTCAGATCGGATGGATTCTGAATTATGTTTAACGCACAGTTCCGCAATGTGGGGATAGACGGATTATCTTCTTGTGTTTTTATCAGACCACAGAAGGTTGTCTTGGCTTCGCTAAATCCGGTAAGTGCAGTACGGAGGTCTTTGCATAAATTCGCAATCACACCGGCTGCACCCAACAAATCATTGGCATCAATGACAAGGATTTTAACTGCAGTGCGAAGCTCTGAAAGCTGTTGCGGTGAAGACGCAAATGTACCTAATTTGCTACGGATCTCTTCTGCAACAGCCAGCGTTGCGGCTAATTTTGTGTAATCTGTTGCCAGACTGCTCCATCCCGGTAGTGTTGCAGTTTCGCTACTTATAGCCGTCAGGCGTTGTAACAACGACTGCAGCAGGTCAATGACAGGTAAATCGGCAGTCAAATTTGGTGCAGAACTGAGCGCATGTTGTTGCATTACACTTTGGATAACTTTTTTGCGTGCGCTGGTAGAGAAGAACCAGAACTTTTTACTGGCTTGCGTTAGCTCTTGTTGGATTTGCGGCACGTTGAGGTGTTGCCAGTTATCCGCAGGGTAGTTGACTGACAACCTTGCTTTAGTGGTGGTTATCTCCTGAAGAAGATCGATTGCTTTATGGGCCGCCTCAATGCGGGCTGCTGCATCGGGAGTGAACATAAAACTGAGGTCGATGCCGCCTGCTCGGGTCAGAAGTTCGCAAAAAGCGACCAACTGTTCCAGTTTTGTTGGCTCCTTGATGTCCAGTTCAATTCCGCTAGCCTCAAGTAGCGAGTCAGTCGCTTTCTCTAGGTCTTCTATTTTCCCGGTCAGATTTTTTGCACTGACAATTAGTGATGATTGCCATCCGTTCGTCCAGTCCGTTTGTGCAATGGCTGCAAAATGTTCCCCGTGTTGTTGAAAAGCAACACGGTTAAGTTCAAGGCGTCTTGCTATCTGCCTGAAATATTCCATCTGTTCCGTGGTATGCAGTGTATCAGCCGGCCATGCCAATTGTGGTGTTGCTGCGTTGGCATCTTTTATAACTCGACCCATTGCATGATGTAGCGTTAAGCCGTTAGGCCAACGTTTATGAAGTAGACGGACAACTCCGTTAAGCTTGTCACGAAGAGTTTGCGACTTGCTTGCTTCTTCTTCCCATTCATGGGCGGTCAGCACATCGCGAACGTCCCACGCGCGCTCAAGTTGCTTAAGAAAATCCAGCTTCGAGGTCTTGCTGGAATGTAATTCCAGGCAGAACTCACCTAATCCTACAGCTTCCAGCCTGCGGTAAACGACATCCAAAGCAGCTTTTTTTTCTGCCACAAAAAGCACTCGTCTGCCCAGCGCAAGGTTGTGTGCAATCATATTGGCTATCGTTTGTGATTTTCCTGTTCCGGGCGGACCGTCCAGCACAAAATCGCGACCTTTTGCTGAAGCAACTACAGCTGCGACTTGCGAAGAGTCTGCAGGTAAGGGCAAGAAAAGTTCCTGGGTTCCTATTTCGTCATCCAGTTCATCAACATCAATGATTTCGCCACTATTTTGTAACGTGGCATCTTCCTGACCGCGCTCAATCAGATATTTGACCAACGGGCTTTCTACAAGTTGTGGTGTGCGGTCAACGAGATCCTTCCACATCAGATATTTGGCGAATGAAAAAGTACCAATCACGACATCGCGAGTGACTTCGAAGCCCGGGATATCACGGACTGCGCGGCGTATAACATTCCATATACCATCGACATCAATACCGCTTTCATCGGTTGGTAATTCGCCATCCAGTCCGTTGATGGTCAGTGCAAAATCGTTGCGTAATAGCTCCAGGAGCGTCAGATTGAAGCGAGGTTCTTCTTCCAGAAGGCGCATTGTCACGCCAGAGAGTGCGCTTTTTCGATCCAACTGAATGGGCAGAAGAATAAGTGGTGCGAAATAACTCTTCGGGTCATCGGCAGCTTTTTTCCATTTCAGGAAGCCGACAGCCAGAAAAAGCGTATTGGCACCGCCTTCTTCTAGGTCACTCTTGGATTTACGATAGAGATCAATTAGTGAAGACTCCAGGCGTTCTTGCTCAAGAGAGGAAACGACTTCGCCACGTTCCAGTGCGTTTTGTGCATACTCATCACGTAAGTTTTCATGCGTCTGTTGCTGGTATAATTCTGCGTCCCGACCGCCCAGTTCGAGATTTGGTAAAGACACGATACGTAGACGCTTGCCTTCAGCAAGTTTATCTTCAAGCAGCCCAGGATTAGAACATACTAACCGGATGCCTTTTGCACTTTCCGGCAGATGCAATAAGCGGTTCCGAGTTGTTAAATCTAGCAATTTTCGTTGCCACTGGATGAGTCTGCTGGTTGCTCCTCTTTCATCAGATATGTCGATATCAATATCAAATGAAGGCAGTTGCGGCGCATCTTCAAATCCATGAAAAATAATCTGTTCCGTATCGGCGGTCTGCGCTGTCGTACCTGATGTACCCAGAGCCAATGGACGGATTTTTTGCATTCGAGCACGTCGTACATCGATAGCAGCGTAGAATTTTTTTTCTGTCAGATGTTGGAGAGCTTCTACGGAGGCCTGTGTAAACGATGCCGGGTACGCCTGTGTTGCCAGCGTCGCTTCAAATACGACCATCTCTTTTAAATCGATTCGCTTACGTACGGAGGAGACATCTTCGGTAACGAGTTGTGAAAACTCTTGCGGTTGCAGCCATAGGCCGACAAATGCATGTCCTTCTGTTAAAAAAACTAGCGGGTTCAGACCGAGTTGCTCGAGTGCAGATGCAAATAAAAGTGTGGTATCCAGGCAGGTGGCGACCCTTGCCTCCATGATAGCTCCGGGTGTACGAATCTTTTGACCGTTGTGTTCGAAGCTGGCAGGGGGAAGAGCGTAACTAATATTGATGTTGCAGACAGCAGTCCAGAGGGCAGAGGCTATCTCCCAGACACGGGTTCTGGATTTACTTTCGTAGCCATCCAGGGATTCTTTTTTCCCTGCACTGCGAAGAACATCCGATGTGGCTTTGAGCAGACGATCTATTGCAGGGTCGTTAGGTGTGATGAACGACGGCAACAATTCAACCATTGCATCGCCGCCCCATTCATTTTTGGCCAGTGCTTCAAGTGGGTAATTGAAGGTAAAAAGTTCACTATCTCCCTGACGTAAAGACAGCCTAATCTCGCAAACTACACTTTCAGTCAATTCAGCCAGCCATTTTGCATCGAGCTTAAGGTCGCGATCTCTAATATTAAGTGATGAATGAGGAAGTAAGCGATCAATTTTCCACTGTTTCTCTTCCAACACCTCAGGTGTTGTCTGCAAATTCAGCGTTAAATCCTGGTACGTTTGGTCAGATTCGTTATGTAGTACCAGTTCACGTAACAGGGGAACTGCATTTTGGTGCGAAGTGAATCCCAGTTTATGGGCGACACTGACATATGCCTTAATGCTCATAAAATTCCGTCTCCAATGAGAATATATCACTCAGGCGATGTTTATTGATGGAGTAACCCGGGTGAACACAAATCCTGCTTAATAGGGATGTCAGGTCAACTTATCGTTGACATGAGATAAAGCCTTAAGAATTGTCTTAATGGTTTATACGATAAAGGATACAAGCGACCTAAGCCACATGAAACTTGGGATTTAAAGCAGTTCACGACAATCTACTAGTTTTGTTTATTTGGATTACTCCAAAGCACTCCAACCTAAAGTTTACACCTTGAAACATTGCAAAACCTGCAAGATAAGTTTACTGTATGTTTATACAGTTATTCATTGTGAGAGGGAAGGATGGAAAACGAGTTACCTATTGATCTGATGAAGATACTTCCAGAAGGCGTTATATCGGAACTTGGACAAGGAGCGCTTACGAGGCTTAACGACCAACTTGGTTATTTCCGATTAACGATCAATCAGACCAGTAATCGCGACCAGGCAGTTTTGCCGAGTGATAAGACAAAGGATGAACACCTTTTGCAGGAAACCAGGAAAAGCGCCGATGAACGGTTTTATTAATCGCGTGAATTTCACTGGAGCAGTTACGAAGAGTATCGCAGTGTGCGTTCCCCTGGCTGTTCCCGCTTAATGTTAACTGCGTCAATATGTCGCTCTGGGGGAAATAGTGTGCAGTTCCGACGCCTTTAATGTAGATGATCAATGGTATGACGTGGTCAGAAGGGCCGATAAAGCAGTTATCTATAGCTTCCCGGCAAATGGAAGATATCTGGTTTATCGAGTAAATGGATTAGTTTCATTGCGCCCATTACTTGAGGATGAAGAAATATTCACTCTCAATGGGTTTATGCAGTTTGCCACCCGTCTGGGGTACCGACTTATCCCACCGTCTGATATTATTATTTCATAGGCCTGAACAACCTATACCTGATGCGCCACGGAGAAAACCATGGCGCTATTACAACTCATCAAACATGCTGCAGGTTACCTGATCCCGGCTTCGCCCGAGACCAGCGAATTTCTGCATTCAAAATGCAAGCTCGGTGCCGTTCTGATATCTGAGTTTAAGCAAGTACGTAATCCTGCATTTCACCGAAAGTTTTTCGCACTACTCAACCTCGGCTTTGATTACTGGGAACCGACGGGCGGTGCGATTTCGTCAAATGAACGTAAGCTGGTAGCCGGCTACGCAAAATTCCTCTCCAATTTTGGCGGGAGTGAATCAGCATTGCTGGACGCGGCAGAAGTATATCTGTCCCGCATAGCGGATAAGCGTGCCGGCAGCATCAGTTTGTGTAAATCCTTCGATGCTTACCGTGCCTGGGTGATTGTTGAAGCCGGGCACTATATCGCTATCCAGCTACCAGACGGCACACTTAAAAAGCACCCACGCAGTATCTCATTCGCCAATATGGATGAAACCGAATTCTCGCAACTTTACGACGCTGCGCTTGATGTGCTGTGGCGCTGGATATTGTCTGGCACATTCAGCAGCAAAGAAGAAGCCGAGAACACCGCAAACCAGTTACTGAGCTTTGCGGGGTGATGGCAATGAAATATTCCTGGTTCCAGCATACTGAATGCACCACCGAACAGGCCGATGAACTGGTAGCCGTTGATGCAAATGGCGATGTCCTGTTCGGTAAAGACGGCAAGACCCCACTGACCCCGCTTGAATGGGCTGAGTCTCTTAAGGAGACGGCTCCGCACCTTTTCCCCCGCGCTGAAGGTACCGGCGCTGGTGGGCACAAGCCGAATGGTGGTGGCAGCCTGAAACGTTCAGAGATGAATGCCAACGATAAGGCGGACTATATCCGCAAGCATGGCCAGCAGGCCTACCTGAAACTACCCAAATAAGGGATTAACCGATGACTACAACCGTTAATACTGACCTGGTTATTTATGATGACCTGGCACAGACCGCATTCCTCGAACGCCGCCAGGATAACGCAAGCCCCAATGATGAGCGTGTTCAACTGTTTTATGTGAACACCAAAACGGCTGAAACGCGCATACAGGTCGACTTCGAATTGTGTTCTCCCTTTGATATTCAAAGCTTGCAGCTTCCCTCCCGCCAGATAACACCTGTTTGCACCTGGTGTATGCGCGGACTCTACCGCACGGGTACCGGTTGTGACTATGCCGGTACCCGTTATTTCACGAAGGCTGGTGAATCCACTGATAACCCGGCTCTCGATGTGTGCGGTGGCCGGCTGGCCGACTGCAAATTACGTTTTGGTGCTGATCAGGCGCTTCCATTCGGTGGCTTTCCCGCCGCCAACCTGCAGAGTAGTTGACGTTAGTCGATACTGATATGTGGTATTATCGGGAAGTGTAATCAACTCGACTGGGTTAAATTATGGCTAAAGTTGAAGGTACAAGTTCTGAAACTATTGATGGTGATATTTATGAGGTTTTTTTTGATGGAAAGGAAAAAGAAGCTTTAGATCGTGCCCTCGATACACGAAAATTTGAAATAGAACTATATTGGCGAAGAGCTACATACTTTTGGACTTTCATCGGTGCGACTCTTGGTGCGTTTTTTGTTGCCTATTCATCATCCTCTGATGTTAGGAAAGATTTGCTAGTAATAATTTGTTGTCTGGGTGTTGTGTTTTCATTCGCTTGGTTCTGCGTCAATCGAGGAAGTAAATATTGGCAAGAGAATTGGGAAAAGCATGTGGATTTACTCGAAGATAAGACCATCGGTCCATTATTCAAAGTGGTGCTTTCCAGAAATGATGACATGAATAGCTGTGAGAAAATCATGGAGTTTGCAACTGGGCCAAAACCATTGTCGGTGTCAAAGATAAATCAGCTTATAAGTTTATTTATCTTTGTATTGTGGGTGGTTTTGCTAATTAATTCACTTCAACCATTAAGTTTTGAACTTCCAATAAAATGGTTTTATGTTGTTATTGTTGGTGTTAGTGTTTTCTTTTGTTGTATGTTTGTATTCTCGGCGAAAACATATAGAGGTGGTTATTATCACAAGGCAACTATTAGAAAATCACGAATAAAGCCAAATGAATAAGTAGTGTGTTTTAATTTTTATTGGGGGATGTGTAGAGATTCCTCAATTTTATATAGGGTAAAGGTTTTTTATATAAGTTCTATTTAGGTAATTATTTTTTAGAATAGTTTATATGAGAGAAAAGGTGATTCAGGCAATCCGGCAGCACGTCGCGGGGGAGTATCCCTGTGAGGCATGTGGCGTGGTGGTTGAAACCGGTACCGGGCAAATCTATGTGCCATGTAGAAATATTGCCGGGAACCCACTGGAGGCATTTACCCTGGCACCGGAAGACATGCTGTCAGCAGAGAAGCAGGGCGAGGTGATTATGATTGTTCATTCACACCCTGATGTTACCCGGCTCGTCCCGTCTGAGCTCGACCGTATTCAGTGTGACCACTCAGGTATGGAGTGGGGGATCATGTCATGGCCTGATGGTGACTTTTGTACTTTCTCTCCCCGCACTGAACGAGATTACACCGGTCGCCTCTGGGTGCTGGGGCATGCCGACTGTTGGTCGCTTGTCCGGGATTACTACCAGCGGGAATTTGGCGTGAGTCTGGCCGATTATTCAGTTGATTACGAATGGTGGGCTGACGGCAGCGAAAACCGTTATGACGATAACTGGCAACAGGAGGGCTTTGTTGAAGTCGAGTTCAGTGATATGAGACCCGGCGACCTTATTTTGATGCAGATCCGTGCCCCAGTAACCAACCATGCCGCCATTTACCTTGGTGAGAACATCATCCTGCACCATATGTTCGGGCATCTTTCATCCCGTATTCCATACGGCCAGTACTGGCGGGATCGCACTACCCGGGTTATCCGGCATAAGGAACTGATTCATGCTTAAAACCATCACTCTTAAAGGCCGACTGGGGAAACTTTTTGGCACCCGGCACCAGTTCCATGTGAATGATTTGCGTGAAGCCTTACGGGCTCTGTGTGCCACGGTACCCGGGTTTAAAAAGTACCTTTCGAATGCTCACCTGAATGGTATCCGTTTTGCTTTTTTTAACGGGCGGAACAACATCGGCATCGATGAGTTTGATATGACCCGGGGGGCGACAGAATACATCATCATGCCCGTTATCGAAGGCGCGAAGAATGGTGGCGTTCTCCAGGTGGTGATTGGCGCAGTGGCTCTGGTCGCGGCGTTCTTTACTGCCGGGGCTTCACTGGCCGCGTGGGGGGCTGCTATGAGCGCCGGGGCATTGACGGCAACCACTGTGTTAACCGGGATTGGTATGAGCATGATGCTGGGCGGGGTGGTTCAGTTGTTATCACCGCAGGCCAGCTACGGTGTGGGCGCATCTTCCAGTACAGACAACAAACCTAACTACGCTTTTGGCTCTCCGGTTAACACTGTCGCCATGGGCTATCCGGTTCCATTGTTATACGGAGAGCGGGAGGTCGGTGGTGCAATCATCAGCGCCGGGATTTTCTCGGAAGATCAACAATGATGATGCTCTTGTAGATTAGAGATAAAGCGCATGTCATATTGTCTGAACGACAGTGAGTTATTTTAAACAGAGTGAGGCATTTACATAATATGGAAAGAGAATTATTGGCCTTACTGGCTATTAGTGGCGCTCTCTTATTGGGGGCTATGAGCCCTGGCGCAAGCTTTCTTCTGGTAGCACAAACAGCTGTTTCTACTTCTCGTCGGGCTGCGATAAGTGTATCAGCAGGTATGGGCGTGGGAGCAATGCTATTTGCAGTTTTTGCCCTGGCTGGAATTCATATGCTTCTGGTTATTGTCCCATGGCTCTACGGCGCACTAAAATTTGCTGGTGCCAGTTACCTGATTTGGCAGGCAATTAAGATGTTTCGGCGCTCAACAGGAACATATGACAACTCTCCCGTGTTGCAAAAGGTAAGTGCAAAAAAAGCGTTTACTACCGGCTTGATTACGCAAATGAGTAACCCGCAAACAGCATTGGTGTTCGCGAGTTTATTTACAGCAACACTTAGTGCTCATATTGAAATATGGATGTATATCGTTTTACCGATACTTGCATTCATTATTGATGTGGCATGGTATGCATTGGTTTCATTTGCACTTTCTACTGAAAAACCGCGACATATTTATATGAATTATCGACGACTTATGGACCGCCTGAGTGGTGGGGTTATGGCGATACTGGGATTACGACTTTTAATGAAATAGCCAGCAATTGTGATTTCAATGTTTTCAGGCCACCTCCGGGTGGCTTTTTTATTGGGTGAAATATGCATTTACTGAATACACAGGCGATTTCAGGGCGAAAAGGGGGCGGAGGTTCTTCCCATACACCGGTTGAAGAAGCCGATGACCTGCTTTCAACGGCCTATCTGAAAATGCTGGTGGCCATTTCTGAAGGTGAAATCAAAGGTGACCTTACCGCCCAGGAAATCTACCTCGATGACACACCACTGGCATCTGATGATGGCTCATATAATTTTGCCGGTGTTAGCTGGGAATACCGCCCGGGTACCCAGGACCAGAGCTATATTTCCGGCATGCCTGAGGTGGATAATGAATCCAGTGTGTCGGTTGAGGTAACAACCAGCCAGGCCTGGACACGGTCATTCACTAACCTCAGCCTGGATGCGGTGCGCATCAAGCTTAGCCTGCCGATGCAGTATCTGTACAAAGACAATGGCGATATGGTTGGTACATCAACTCAGTACGCTGTTGACCTGTCTACTGATGGGGCGGCATATCAGACCGTGGTTAACGGGACATTTGACGGTAAAACCACCTCTGAATATCAGCGTGATCACCGGATTGATTTACCCGCTGCCACCAGTGGCTGGTCCATCCGGGTACGGCGCATTACTGCTGATTCAACAAGCTCGAAACTGGTCAATGCCTTCAAGGTTGCCTCCTTTACCGAAGTGATTGACAGCAAATTACGCTATCCCAACACCGCGTTGCTGTATATCGAACTGGACTCGAGTCAGTTTAATGGCTCAGTACCCAAAGTGACCTGTAAGGCCAAAGGAAAGCTGATCCGTGTCCCGACAACGTATGACCCGGACACAAGGGAATACAGCGGCACCTGGGCCGGTGATTTCAAATGGGGATATTGCAACAACCCTGCGTGGATTTTCTATGACCTGGTGCTGGATAAAATCTACGGGATGGGCAATCGTGTTGATGCGACGATGGTGGACAAGTGGGAGCTTTACACTATTGCACAGTACTGCGATGAAAGGGTGGCAGACGGTGCCGGAGGCACGGAACCCCGATTTACCTGTAACGTATTTATCCAGAACCAGCAGGATGCATACAGCGTTCTGAGTGACCTGGCAGCTGTATTCAGGGGGATCACTTTCTGGGGTAATGACCAGATTTTCGTAAAAGCCGACGTACCTCAGGATGATGTGGATTTTGTCTATCATGCGTCGAACGTTATCGACGGGCTCTTCACCTATGCGGGGGGAAGTTACAAGAACCGCTATACCTCCTGCCAGGTCTCCTGGTCTGACCCGCAGGATCACTATTCGGACACCATCGAGGGCGTTTACGATTCAGACCTGGTTCAGCGCTACGGCGTGAATGAAACGCAAATTACCGCCATCGGTTGTACATCTCAAAGCGAGGCTCACCGCCGGGGGCGCTGGGTGCTGTTGTCGAATGCCAAAGACGGCACCATTTCCTTCGCGGTGGGGTTGGATGGCTATATCCCGTTGCCAGCGGAAATTATTGGCGTGGCTGATCCATTCCGTGCGGGGAAACAGAACGGCGGGCGCATCCATGCAGTGAATGGTAAGAGCGTGACGCTGGACAGGGGGGCGGATTACTCTGCCGGTGACCGGCTGGTGGTAAATCTGCCTGATGGCACGGCACAAACCCGGACTATCAGTGATGTCAGCACCGATAAAAAAACGGTAACGGTCGCTACAGCATTCAGCCAGTCACCGGTTGCCGGTGCGGTGTGGGCCATCGACAGTGATACCCTGGCGATTCAGTATTTCAGGGTAACGTCGATTGCTGCGAATGATGACGGAACATTCACTGTCAGTGGTGTGCAGCATGATCCAAACAAGTACCGTTTCATTGATGACGGAGTTCGTATCGAATCCGCTCCAGTGACGGTTACGCCCTCCAGTGTTATGGCTGCGCCGGCGAATATCGTTATCTCAGAAACAAGCTACGTCTACCAGGGGGCTTCTGTTTCAACCCTGTCTGTCTCCTGGGATAAAGTGAGTGGTGCTGTCAGCTACAACGCACAATGGCGCAAAGATAATGGCGACTGGATTAATGTCAGCCAGACCTCAGCAACGGGTTTTTCGGTCTCTGGAATTTATGCCGGTGTTTATGATGTGCGGGTTCGGTCCGTCAATGCTGCCGATGTCTCTTCACCCTGGGGATATGCTGATTCGACAACACTTAACGGGAAAGTTGGCCGGCCGGGAACACCCGTCAGCCTGCTTGCCAGTACCAACACTGTGTGGGCTATTGACCTGACCTGGGCGTTTCCTGATGGTTCGGGCGACACTGCATACACCCAACTGCAATATGCCACGACCAGTGATGGCGCAAACCCACTGGATTTAACGCTTGTCGCTTACCCGACTGCAGACTACCAGCATGGCCCCATGCCTGCAGGTGTGACGCGCTGGTATCGCGCCCGTCTCATCGACAGGATTGGCAACAGCGGAGAGTGGACCGGGTGGGTAAGAGGGCAGTCCAGTACACTTGCTGATGATTATCTGAATGAAATCGCAGAACAGTTTGTTTCTGCAGACGATGGTAAGGCGCTGCTGTCGCAACTGGAAACCAACCCGGAAGCTATTCTGCAGAACGCATTAGCAAACTATGACACGGTCAACCAACAGTGGGCGCAGTTCGGTGAGAATACAGCGGCCATTATTCAGGCACAGAAAGTGGCGGCTGATGCGAACAGTGCTGTTGCAGCCCTTGAAACGGATGTGACAGCAAAGTTTGAAGAAACCTCTGCGGCTATCCAGGAAAAGATGACTGCCTATACCGATGCTTCTGGCGGGTCGGCAATTTATACCCTCAAAGCCGGGGTCAATTATGGCGGAGTGAATTACGATGCCGGTCTCTCTGTCGCCGTGACAGTCAACGGAACCGCTGTTGATACCCGTGTGGCCATTAACGCTGACCAGTTTGTCATGATGTCCGGAAGTGGGGACAACGTCTACTCACCGTTCTCTGTTGTGAATGGGCAGGTTTTCCTTTCAAGCGGCTTTATCCAGGACGGGACAATCACTAATGCCATGATTGGCAACTATATCCAGTCAACGAACTTTGTCGCTGGCAGTGCCGGCTGGCGGCTGCAAAAGTCGGGTACTCTGGAAATGTACAGCACAGTCAGTGGCTCCGGAAGTGTGAAACTCACTGGCTCGGGCCTGGCTGTTTATGATGCCTCTGGAGTTGCCCGGGTCAAATGCGGGGATTTGAATAACCTTTAATGGCCTACGGTGTACAGGTGCGAACCGCGGACGGGCGGGATTTGGTGGTGCTTATTACGCCTATGTTCGTACTTGATTTTATTACCACTACCTCTGGCAGCAAAACCTATACCCTCCCTACAGGGAAAACCCTCAAAGTCATGACCGGCACATCACGTTACGCCACTGATGGTGCCGGTACCAGTCAGGCGCCCATTGTGGCAATCAACGGCAATACTCTTACCTGGAGTAATGCCAGTACAACCAGAAACATCATTGTTTATGCGGGGTGAGAATGGCCTTTGGAATGGAAATCAGGCAGGCGGATGGAACGCTCTGGATGAGCCCGGAGGTTACGCCACTTAATCTTATTAAGAAAATCAGCCAGACCTTTACGGCGTCTTATCCATTTACGGCAACGACTATTGCTACGGGGGTTCCGTCTGGAAATGCCTGTATGGTTTTCTGTAAGAGCACCAGTGGTGGCGGCGTTGCCTACACAATGGATATTTCTGGGGGGTATTGGGTAATTACTGTCCGTGGCTGTTCAACGGAGAATGGTGGTTCAGGGGGAAGTGTTCCCATTACGTTCTATGTATTCGCGAATATGGTGACAACGCCATCCCGCTATTCGCTGGCGTATTATGATGCCGATGGAGTTATGCGCTGGCATGCGGAAATGCGGCCTCTTGAGGTATTGACTCAGACACCTGGTGGTGTGCCGCCCAGAGGAAAGATAGAGATCGGATTTAATGTTGCCGTCTGTTCAGTATATTCCGGGACTCAGATGGTGTTATATCAGGGCGGTACGCCGCCGCTTTATACCTGGATGAACTTTGCGTACCGGGCATACGGGACAAATGTTGTTGAACTTCCCGTTGCCGCATGGCAGGAAAACAGTAGTAGTGCATACAAATCCTTTATTAATGGCGCTATCTATTACATAAAGACTGATAACTACGACTGAATGAGCACCGGCGGGTTTATTTGCTTGCGTTATTGATCGGACATAACGATCAATCCAGGGTTATTGATCTATCAAAACAATTATACACGCTTTTTATCTGGTGGTACTTTTTGTTGGAATATCAACCAAAGGAATGACAATGCGAGCGATTATTGCTTTTTTAATAGTATCGTTATTTGGCTCAGCGCCAGTTCTGGCATCAACCCCCAACGAGCATACTATTAATTATCCCGCCAGAGCGTGGCATCTTGACCAGTCCGGAACGGTAAGCGTGCTTTACGATATAACAGCGAAAGGAAAACCTGAAAATATCCGAATCATTAAATCAACGAATCGGGACTTATTTGATGATGCTGTAAAAGCTGGAATTCATAAATGGCATTTTGAGAAAGGAAAGCCAGAGAAAGATATTGCAGTGACTATCCATTTCCAGAAATAAATTTTTATTTAAGAAAGCCAGCCTTCGGGCTGGTTTTTTTATGCCCGTAAGAAAGGGGGAATATATGCCAGCAGGCACACTCACATTAACGAATAACAGCAATATCGCCAAAGGTTCAGGCACATCATTTAGTGCTGAGTTTGCTTCCGGTGACGTTCTGGCGTCTACCGTAGGTGAGGTTACCTATACTTTGTTTATTAAGTCTGTCGACAGTGACACTCAGGTAACGCTGGTTAAGAACTATGATGGTCCAACAGCGGTCGGGCTTGCCTGGTCAGCGATCCCGCGCAACGTTGCTATTGCAATTCCTGCGCAGATAGCCACGGAAGTTTCAAAGGCGTTACGCGGACTCAACCAGGATAAATCCAACTGGCAGCAGGTGTTTTCTTCCAGTGGAACAATAACGGTTACTTTACCGGACGGTTCATCCTTTTCGGGCCCGTCATGGCAATACCTCTCAGGAACACTGAGTGATATAAACACAACACTGAGTAGCATAAACACAACCCTCTCAGGAAAAGCGTCCAAAGGTAACAATAGCGACATAACCAGGTTGTCGGGTTTAACGACAGCATTGTCTGTAGGGCAAGGTGGTACAGGTGCAACTAATGCCGAAGATGCCAGGCAAAATTTTGGCCTGGGCAGCGCAGCGACAGCCACGATGCAAACAACCACTACAGACAATACACCGGGCAGAGCGCTGTCGGTGGGGGCTTTCGGTTTGGGGACAAATACCATAGAGACTTCGCTCGACGACTCTACAAGTCACGCCCTGTATAACGGTTTTTACGCTAAAACCGGGGCATATATGCCAACGATAGGGCTGACGGCTGATTTTGGTTGGTTGCACATCAACAGAGGTAGCAGGCCCACCAGGGTAATTCAGGCATACCAGTCAAAACGCACGTTTTTTAGCTACAGCAATGGATCATCCTGGACTTACCATGAAGCATACACCACGGGTAATACGACGAAAGCCTCTGACGGAACGCTCAGTGCTGCCTCTCCGGTGGCGCGTGTTGTTCAGTCGCAGAATATATGCACTCGTGCGGATATCGGTGAAGACTCATTTGAATGGTGTGGTGCCGGGACTGCCAATGAGGAAGCCCGGGGCATAACAATCGCACGTCTTGATACAGGGGTATATGCCATTTCTGGATCAGCAGGGCTGGCCAGTGAAGGCTGGCAGATAAAGCCACCCCGTTCACCGGAAGGCACTGGCGATCTGGGGATCGTTGAACATGAGGTAAGCACTGATAACGTCATCACCCTGAGATTGTATAAAGTGAAGTACCAACTGGACAGTGATACGGGCGAAATCACCCGGACGCCCGGCATCGCCATCGACGTTCCGGAAAACTCCTGGATAGATGTCAGGATGGATATGCCTGCTGATTGA